AAATAGCCACACTAGCATCAGGTGTTTCTGGAAGGGTGCCTAGAAAGATTGAGGTGCCTAAAGTTCCTTGGCTGGCATGAGCACAGTAAGCGCTTGATGTGTTTTGGAGCTAGTCACCGATAGATTCAAGAATTGTTGCCATTATGCACCTCTGCTTTTTAGAATGTGGACTATTCTACGCGCAATGTTATTTTGGATTTGAGCGAGAGATTCCATGAATGGTTGCTCAAGGTATTTAGCCTGAGTTGGCGGGTTGTGATAATTGCCAATAATTTCGTGGACATACAAGGCATAAGACGCGGCTGGACCACCATAAAAAATGTCTACATAAGTGAGTTTGCCAGTTCCTTGAGGAGCGCTAACTCCACCTGACCCGCGAAGGGCGCCTGTATCGACTGGGACAAGAATCTGTGATTTAGCGAAGATGAGGTTGGCTTCTTCCCAAATTGCTTGGGCAACTGCCTTTGGCGCCTCTAATTGAGCCGCTCGAAGAACTGCTTGCAACTCAACATCACCTGTGAGGGTGAATGTATAAACATTTGCCATGACTACCGCCCAAATCGTATGACGGTGTGATGCGCTCCGTTTTCATCTGCAAGGTTATCGACTGCATTTATTGTAAAAGTGTCCGCCCCTACAACCATCTTATGACCTACGGTAATTGAAGTAGCAGGTCCATAAGTAACAAATCTTCCGATGTCTACAACTTCAACACCTTGAACATCCTTAGATTTAATCGTGTCATAAATGAGGCGACCAGTAACGGTGGTATCACCGCTAAAAGTTGGCTTATTGTATTTATCAACTGAAGTCTTAGCAGTAAAAACAACTGAGTCTGTCATGAACTCAGCGACCTTAGAATAGATAGCGTCAGCCATGTCTACTCCTACTCAGGAACGCGTTGTTCGTAGTTGCTGTTTGGGTTATCGTGGATACCAGCGTAGAAATCTGTATTGAAGTCAGTAACATTTCTATCGTCGGTTGAAAGTAAACTGTTGGCATTAGCCTTCATTGTTGGAGGCGCTTTACGCATCTTGCGGTCAAGGAATGAGTTAGCAAGGTCTTGATACTGCTGGCTCTTTGCTGTGTAGGACTCAGAAACAGAAATGTCTCCAACGCTCTTTGATGTTGAATCCGCTAAACGGCTAAAGCGTGAGACTAAAGTTTCACAAGCCGCACGGCAGATTTCATAGACATTTGTTCCCCACTCAGAAATGAGGTAATCCAACTCTTCATCAGTAAACAAGACATCGGTTGAGTCTGTGTCATTGATGAGAAAACGCACCTTGTTACGGGTGCTTGTAGTTGGGTCTCCTGAGTAGGTAAAAGTCATTACATACCGCCAAGCATGAAGGCGATTGTGCGAACTGAATCATCAGTAGCCGAAGCAGATAACGGAGCATAGGTAGATGATGCAGAAGCGATAGTCAGATAGTCATTGAGTTCAGTATCGACATCGGTAGCCAAGTTGAGAAAGTCTGTGTGGACAGCAGGATTGTCACCTGCCGTTGGGTATCGTAAACCCTTGGATGTTGTACCTGCCATTAGACTGTCCTCAAAATCCAGTTATTTGTTTCTTCATCCCAAATGTAAAATTCATCATCGTTTTCTGCTTCAGGTGCAGGAAATGGTGGGTTCCACTTTATTTGTTCTGCATCAAATACCCACGCGCTAAAAGGTTTTGCAGGTATGAAAATGTCTCTCTCTTCATCATAGGTATCCCCAAGCCCAGCAAATTTATTTCTAAAATTAGAATTGTAGGATGTTTGAATCCAACGACCACCTAGATTATCAACTAACCATTGATAGCCTTCATCGCCGTTGGGGTCGTTGTTATCTCCAACAGTTACACGAACAACAACATTATTTTCATCGATTTCTGCCCAATGGCTCATTTTTTACTCCTTATCTATTAAATCGTAAATCATGGTGTTAAATAACGGATTACAACAATGCCTGAACCGCCAGCGCCTCCTGCTGATGGAGGGCGTTGAGCATTTGTTGGATTGCTGTTTGAGCCAGCACCGCCACCGCCTCCGCCTGTGTTTGCAGTTCCCGCGCTTCCCGCTGTGCTTTCAAGATTTCCATAACGCGCTGGACCTCCTGCACCGCCTCCACCTGCGACTCCTGCTGTTCCACCTTCAGACCAGTTATTCGCTGGCGAGCCAGTTCCACCTGAGCCACCACCTGCATAATAAACATTTGAGCCAGTTCGGTATGCGTTTTGTTCTCCGATACCGCCTTGACCACCAGTAGTTCCTACTGCGTAACCTCCAACAGCACCTTTTCCACCGCCACCTTGAGAACCCATGTTAGTAACAGCAGATTGATTTCCTGTACGAGCGCCACCGTTATTACCTTGGGATGGTGATGTTGAAGGAGTATTTCCTGCTCCAGCGTCTCCACCACCTCCAGGAGAAGAACCACCACCTGAACCACCAGCGGCACCACCTGTGCCTAGTGCTTGGCTTCCACCAAAACCACCACCTGTGGATGTATAACCAAAAGCAGTAGAGTCGCTTCCGCTTGTACGGGTTGGAGCCGCATCTGTATGTGAGGGCGCTCCAGCACCAACGACAATTGCATAAGTGCCAGTTGCGTTACTGAATGAGAGAGTACGCATACCTCCCGCACCACCGCCACCGCCTGTTTGAATACCGCCTGTGCCAGCACCATAACCAACATTGCCTGTACCGCTACCCGCACCACCTCCTGCAACAAGGAGAACTTCTAAGGTTGTACTTGAGCCGCTTTGTACAAAACTTCCATTGCTTTCAAATGTATGAACTGTGTATGCACCAACCGTAGTTTTAGTTCCACCAGTTGTGCTTACAGGTGTTGCAGTTGTAATTGAATTTGACGCACTTGACGCGCTTGATGTTCCATTGGCATTAGTAGCAGTTACGGTAAATGTGTAAGAAGTGCTTGCCGTTAAACCAGTAACAGAGATTGGAGATGTTGAATTAGTTGATGTAATTGAACTTGGAGAAGATGTTGATGTAAAAGTAGAAACTGTTTTTCCACCAGTTGCACCAGCCGTAAATGCAACTGTCGCTGTTGTTGTACCAGTTTGTGTAGCAGTTCCGATAGTTGGAGCCTGTGGAACTGTAGTTGCTGTGATTGCAGACGAAGCAGTTGAAGCATCAGATGTACCAACTGAGTTGGTTGCAGTTACAGTAAATGTATAGGAAGTTGCAGATTGCAAACCAGTCACAGTTAATGGAGAAGATGAACCACTTGCGGTAAATCCTCCAGGACTTGAAGTTACTTGATAAGAAGTAATCGGCGCACCGTTATCTCCACCTGAAGTGAATGAAACTGACGCCGCACCATTGTTATAGGCGCGTGAAGTACCAACATCTGTTGCGGATACGCTTACTGGAGCATTTGGCTTACCTGCTCCAGCAAAACCGTATCCGCGTGGACTGATACCGCGTGAACCTAAAATTGGTGACATTAAAGACTCCTATTAAGCGAACTTAGTCTGACCTGCTAGAACTGTGAATGTAGCATCTGCTGTCTTAAAGATTGTGTATGTGTAAATGTCAATTGCATTTGCATTTCCAGCCGCGAAAGCAACGCCATTCTGATACTTAGGAGTTACTGCACTTCCATCAATTGTGAAAGCATTTGCATAATACGCAGTTGTGTTTGTAGCCATGAATACAACTGTAAGAGCATCTCCTGTTGTCATCAATGAGTTTAATGTTGTTGAACCATCTCCGCGCACATTGAGAGTCCAGTTGCCTGTTGAGTTTGATGTGTAATACAAAACACCTTGAGTTTTTGCATCAAACTGAACTGTTGAACCAGCCGCAGTAGCAGTAATAGTTGCTCGTTCTTCAGGAGAAACAAGAATCTTATTAGTTAAAGCCTCAGCAACATCCTTGAGAAGAGTCCCATTTACATAATAAGACTTGCCTGAAGCAAGATTGAGGTGTTCTGAAGATGTCCAAGCATCTGTAGCATCCACCCAGTTCAATGACTTAGTAGTTGTACCGTTAAGCGAGATACCGCCACCATCAGCGTTTACATCGCTTGGGCTTGTAACATCGTTGATAACAATGTTCTTATCTTCAACAACTAGGTTTGTTGTATTGATGTTTGTCGTTGTACCAGTAAAGGTTGGGTCTGAAATTGTTGGTGCAGTTAGTGTCTTGTTTGTAAGAGTAACTGTATTTGTAGCCGTTACTTCAGGTTGAGCATTAGTAATAATCGCCATTATGCAATCTCACTTCCGAAAGCGTTGAATGAAAAATCTGCTGTTGATGCGTAAACTGTTACAACATCTGAGGCATCTATTGTTAAGCCAAGGGTTAGCGACACAAATGAGTTTGCTCCGATTGGTGCGTCGTAAGCAATGTAGTGTTCTGCTGAGAGGGTCGCACCATTAGGGCGGATAGCAATGCGGTAGGTACCAGCGCTTGCTCCTCTGTTGGTTACTACCAAACTTGAGATGACCGTCTGAGTTGCAGACGGGCAGGTATACAAGGTTGTAGCAGTAGTGGCTGAAGGCGCCAATTGCCCTAGCGTTTTATAAGTTGTTGCCATGCGTTATCCTCCGATGAGAAGCAATGGGTTTATTGTAGCGGATGCGTTATTTGTGGCTGTGGTGGCACTTGTCGATGCTGTTGAGGCATAGGCTTGAGCCGAA